AAGTGTTAAGTTATGGCCACCGATGTAGACTGGAAGAAACGTCTCGACAGAATCGAAGAAAAGATGGATAAGATGAGTGAAGTCTTAATATCTTTGGCTCGATTCGAAGAAAAGATGGATGCTTATAACGAATATAGAGAACGTTCATGGGAACGAATGAATAAATTCTCAACTAAATTGGATAGTATTGAAAAGAAGTGTGACGATAATGCTCGCACTGTACATACTATAAATAAACTATTCTGGGTAGCAATCGTTGCTATCGGGAGTGCAATCGCAGCTCAACTTTGGATGTAAGGAGACACAAATGAGCGACATAATGTCAAAGTTGGCGGCTAGATATGCTGAAGTCAACGAAAATAAAAAAATGACCAACCAAAAGGCCCTATCTAAAGCGTCTGCGGCAACACCTGCAGGTAAAGCTGCAGTAACATTACCTAAGGCACCTTGGGATAAAAAGAAAGAATCAAAAGAAGCCATGGATCCTGTCGATAAAAAGGAACTAAAAGGCAAGCATAAAGATCGTGATGATACAGATATTGATAACGATGGCGATACAGATTCATCAGATAAGTATCTACATAAACGTCGTAAAGCTATCTCTAAGAAAATGGATGAAGCTGAAGATAAAACAACGCCTTGTCCTAAATGTGAAGGCTCTATGGAAAACCATGCTAAGGATTGTCCATCTGAAAAAGAAGCTAAATCAAAAGATGATACAGCTGTGATGAATCCTGGCAAGGGTAAAGAAGAACCCAAAATGGAAAAGAATGAGTCATATACATTTGAACAACTTGAAGCTATGTCTATCGAAGATTTGGATTCTCTATCAGAATCAATGGATAATGAGCAACTAGATGAGATCCTCGGCACACTAGCCAAAGGTACAGCTCGCCTTGCTGGTAGAGGTATAAAGAAAGCTGTTAATAGATTTTCTGTTTCTGGTAGAGCTGATGCTGCTCAAGCAAAGCTAAAGAAAATGACAAAGAAAAGAAATGATAGAAATCGTTTGAATAAAGCCAAAGCAGGAATTAGTAAACTTAGGGCAACAAAGCCTGTAGGTGCAAGACCTCTTGCTGCAGGTGTAAAAGAAGGTAATGAAATGACAGAACCAAAATGGCCAATATATGCACGTATCTTAGAAAAAGCAATGGCTCCTAAGAAAGATGCAGAAAAAGGCGAAGAGATTGATGCAAAAGATTCAAAATCTTCAAAAGACTTTGTTGATGATCACGAAAAAGGTGATGATAAGAAACAAGGTGATAAAGTTGATATCGCAGTAGCAATCAAAAAGAATGCATCTGCTTTAGCTAACCCAATGAAAGCTGCACCACTTCGCCCTGGTGATAACAAGCAAGGTGATAAAGTAGCTGATAAACCCGAAGGAAAAATGTAAATGATTAAAGCCCCAGGCTGGTGTCCAAATGCTATTCCAACTCTGAAAGGTTGGAAGCATCATGCAAGACCAGAAATTCTTAAACCTGCTAAACTTACTCAAGAACAAATCGATGAGTATAATGGCGATACTGTTCAAGTGTTGATAGAAGCCGAACCAGCTCCTATCGCACCTACAGCTACTATGCTGTCATCTAATGACAATATCTATGTAGATGTTGATGATGATTTAACAGGTATGAGCAAAGCTGAACTTGAAGAAGTTGGACGTGAACATGGTGTTGAACTTGACCGTAGGAAGAGTAGAAAAACTTTGATAGATACTTTGAAAGGCGTAATGCTAAAAGATTAACAAAGTTTGGGATATCATGAATATTGAATTGACTGAGGATAACCTTCCTCTGTATGCAGCAAAACATTACTATAATCCACTTGGTGCAGATCACGATGAATTCATAGAGGACCTTAAAAGGTTTAAATATGTAAAGAGATTGGTGAATAGGTATATTGAGACAGGCTATCTTGCAGATCGCCTTATTCTAAATCATCTTATCGTGCTTCACAATGTGTTTGGTGTTAAACCAACAGTTGAGATGTTAAAGATAAGATTAGATAATCCTCAATGGCCTATCATCAAACCTTTTATATTATATTTAAGAATGATCGATAATACAGAAATAATTGATGTAACTATGGACGAGACTGTAGTACAGGCACTAAGGAATATTTAAATGGGACTTTTATCAAGAGCAGGTGATCTAGTTTACACCCTGAGGTTTCTCAGGTTGCTCACTACGCCGTTTGATAAAACTACAGCATTTGAGTTGGGTCTTATTGATGAAAAAGGTAAGAAACTTAAAAAGCCTGAAACAAAAGATGAAAAGGGAGCCTATAATACATTCCATAGGCTAGTATTTAATATTAAGAAACTAATCCCTGGTAAGAAAATTGGTTCTTATGCAGCTGCTCTTTACTTAATGAAAGAGAAATATGGCGTAAATAACTTTGATAAGATTTTAAGAGAAAGTAATATTGATCCACTGGATCTATTAGCTGAAAATAATGAATGGTTTATGTTAGAACAAAAGCAATTGTCGCCAGGTGTTTATAGAGTAAATGGTGATAAGGTTCTAAACAAGAACTGCGAAGAATTGGTAAAGACAAGAGATCAGGTAAGGATACCAGAGAACTGTTATCCTGTTGGTGATGTATTAGGTTTAGACATCTATGAAGTGACACATTTAAAATCTATGCAGAACATATATGTTACTGCAGGGGAACTAATCAGATGAAGAATAAAGTTAAAGAGGATGCACCAACAAATTCAATAGCACATGGTGGTGTTGATATGGCTCCTAACACAGGTCCAAGAGTAAAAGAAATATCTGTAACAGATAAGCGCAGAAGAAAGGATAAACATCCGGTTCTCCTTAAAAGGTTCCGTAAGTTTATAAACCATCAAGATGATTAAACTTTACATCGCACTTTTTATTCTTAGTATGATGGCTGCTGTTGGTTATGCTGGAAAATATTATTATGATACTACACAAGCAACGATAGCTACACTCAGAGAGAATAATGTCAAGCTAGTAAATGTAGCGGAAACTCTACAGAATACAGTTGAGACTATGGAAGCTGATGCTAAAAGAAATGAAGAATTAAATCGTAACCTTACTAAGAGGTTACAGCAATCGTCAAAACACCTTGATAAACTAAGAGGCGTATTGGCTAAAATTGATCTAACTATGGAAGCAATCCAAGACCCAGAAGGCTTGGAAGAAAGAGTGAATAATGCGGTTAACAGACTTATCAAAAGAATTGAAAGCGAAACATCTCCTGATCCTATCGCCTCTGATGCTGATGGGGTGTCTGGGAAGTCAAGCGGAACCGATAGTAGCAGTAAAGACTGAATACGTCGAACAAAGAATTCCTATTCAAGAAGCACCTAAAGGTGTTAACTTTCCACCTGTGGAATGGTTTATCTTGACGCCTGATAATATAGAAGCAAAGATTGCTGAGATCGAAGCATCTACTGGTTCAGCTGTACTCTTTGCCATTACACCAAAAGGATATGAAAACCTTGCAATTGGTATTGGTGATCTTCGCAGATACATTAAAGATGAGCAAGCAATAGTTGGTTACTATGAGGAAGCACTAGCTCCTGAAGAGCCTGCAAAAGAAGAATAGACTGTTTCAAAAAAAGATACAATATTTAGAAAATAATTGTTACATTTTACTACATTTAGCTATTTACAAGATACCGGATATGATATATAATACTACCTAATGAGATAAGGTATTTTCCTTATTCATATTTTCACGGAGTAATATATGCTATTTACGGAGCAAATCGCACGAAAGCCCGACCTCTACCCTTGGACCAAACAATTCATAGAGGCCATATGGCAAGGCTTTTGGACACCAGAGGAGTTCAACTTTCGGTCCGACTATTCACAATTTAAAAATGATCTTACACCAGCAGAGCAACAAGTTGTTGTTAAGACAATGTCTGCCATTGGCCAGATTGAGATTGCAGTAAAATCTTTCTGGGCTGATGTAGGCAATCACTTACCACATCCATCAATTAAAGACTTAGGTTATGCAATGGCCAACTCAGAGGTTATCCATAATATGGCCTATGAGAAAATTCTTGATGTGCTACATCTTACACACGTATTCGAAGAGAACCTTAATGTAGATGTAATCAAAGGGCGAGTTAATTACTTGCGCAAATATAATAAAAAAGTTTATAAAGACGAACGTAAACAATACATTTATTCCATTATGTTGTTTACACTCTTTGTTGAAAATGTAAGTCTGTTTAGTCAATTCTATATTATTATGCATATGAACCGTAACAAAGCAGTAATGAAAGATTGTGCTCAGCAAGTACAATATACTCGCAATGAAGAGATGCTACACGCACAAGTAGGTATTAAACTAATTCAAACTCTCCGTGAAGAGTACCCTGAGTTGTTTGATAAAGAATTGGAAGCACGTGTACAACAAGAATGTATCGACTCACTTAAAGCAGAAAGCAAAGTGATTGATTGGATTATGGACGGACATTCCGCACCAGGTCTGAGTGCTGATATTCTTAAATCATTTATTGCAAAGCGCATGGCAGATTCAATTGATGCTATTGGTTTTGATAATAGTGAAATTAAGTATGATCAAGAACACATTGATCAAACATTCTGGTTCGATGAAGAACTATATGGAGCCAACATGACTGATTTCTTCCAGAAACGTCCTGTTGAATATGCAAAAGGTCAAGGCATTTCAGCCGATGACTTATTTTAAGGAGTAGATAATGGGCTTTGAATGGGCTAACGATGAGTCACGGATATTTTTATCCCGTGGCTACATTGACGGAAATATGACTGTCGAAGAAAGAGTAAGAAATATTGCTCAGACAGCAGAGATAATTTTAGATAGTGAAGGTTTTGCAGACAAGTTCTATGACTATATGAGTCGTGGTTTCTATTCTCTGTCATCTCCTGTATGGTCAAACTTTGGTACTAAGAAAGGTTTACCTATTTCTTGTAATGGTGTCTTTATTAATGATAATATGGAATCCATTCTAAAGAAAACTGCAGAAGTTGGTATGCAGACTAAGATGGGCGCAGGCACTTCTGGCTACTATGGTGCGCTTCGCCCACGGGGTGAGCCAATTAAATCTGGTGGAACTGCTGATGGACCTGTACACTTTATGAACTTAACCGAAACAACAGTTGATGTTGTGGCACAGGGTAATGTTCGTAGAGGATCCTTTGCTGGCTATCTTGATATTGAGTCGCCAGATATTATGGAGTTCCTAGAGTGTCGTGAGGAAGGTTCTTCTATTATTAATATGAGCCTAGGTGTTTGTATTGGTGATGAGTGGATGCAATCCATGATTGACGGAGACGGAGATAAGAGAACCCTATGGGCACGTATCTTGCGTAAACGTCGTGAGAGTGGATACCCTTATCTGTTCTTTAAAGATACAGTAAATGATAGTGCACCACGTGTCTTGCGTGATAACAATATTAAAATCTGGGCATCTAATCTATGCTCTGAAATCTGCCTACCTTCTAATGAAGATGAATCATTTGTTTGTAACCTAGCATCTATGAACTTGTTAACATATGACGAGTGGAAAGATACAGATGCTGTCGAGACAATGATCTATTTCTTAGATGCTGTTATGGAAGAATATATTGATAAGACACAAGGCATTCCGTTTATGGAGTCTGCATATAACTTTGCCATTCGTTGGCGTGCTCTTGGTTTAGGACAACTTGGTTGGCATTCTTATCTACAATCTAGTATGATTCCGTTTGAGTCATTTGAAGCGCATCTTAAAGCAACAGAAATCAGTAAATTTATTGATGAGCGTGCTAAGTTAGCATCACAAGAACTAGCAGAAGAATATGGTGAACCAGAAGGTATGCTAGGATATGGTATGCGCAATCTTACTACTTGTGCTATTGCTCCTACTACAAGCTCATCATTTATTCTAGGTCAGGTATCACCATCTATCGAACCATTGGCTTCTAATTACTTTACTAAAGACTTGGCAAAAGGTAAGTTTACTTATCGTAATCCATATCTAAAAGAAGTGTTAGCACTACATGAGAAAGATGATGTTGAAACTTGGACGAATATTCTTAAACACGGTGGTTCTGTACAGCAACTAGACTTCTTGTCTGTAAATGAAAAAGATGTATTTAAAACATTCTCAGAAATCTCACCATTGGTTATTGTTCAACAAGCAGCTGCAAGGCAGAAATATATAGACCAAGCACAAAGTTTAAACATTCTAATCCACCCTGATGTACCAGCTAAAGATGTAAATGCATTGATTATAGAAGGATGGAAACTAGGTGTAAAAACATTCTATTATCAAAGATCAGCTAACCCTGCTCAAGAATTGGTAAGAGATATTATGAATTGTGCAGCTTGTGAAGCATAGGAGAATAAATTGAGCAGTAAACACCACGAGATAGAATGTCCAATGTGTGAGGCACATTGTTTTATCGAAGTAAGAAATTCGGAAGACTTTCCAGAACACTGTCCATTGTGTGGACATCCTGTCGACATAGATGGGGATATGTTTGAGGATTTAGAGGACTAGATGTTAACAGTAACAGATGCAGCAAGAGAATACTTGGCAAGTGTAGGTAAACCTAACGTATCACTTTCCGTAAAAGGCGGTGGCTGCTCTGGTTTCCAATACGAGTGGGGAACTACCGATAAAAAACCTACAGTAGAAAATCTATGGCTGGATCCAATGGCAGAAATGTTTGTGTTTGGATGTGAAGTAGATTATATCACTGAACTAGGTGGTAGTTATCTTACAGTTAAGAACCCTAATGCCACTGCTAGCTGTGGATGCGGAGAATCATTTGCTGTATAAATAGTTCTAAGAATACTTGAACTGGATATATTATGTGGCTATTTGAAGAAGAAAATTTTAATCCCACCCCGGAGGCATTAGCCACTTGGGTGGGATTTGTGTATGAAGTGAATGATACCGCTAACGGGAAAAAGTATATAGGCAAAAAAGGCTTCTGGTCTACACGTCGGTTGCAACCGTTAAAGGGTAAGAAAAGAAAAAGAGTAGTAAAGAAGGAATCTGATTGGAAGACATACTATGGTTCTAACGAGGAAATAAAGTTACTCGTTGAGGCGTCTGATCCAGAACGGTGGGAGAGGCGTATACTTAGATTATGTACGTCCAAAGGAGAAATGAGTTATTATGAAGCAAAGGAGCAGATTGAAAGAAATGTTCTCTTTGACGATTCATACTATAATGAATTTATTGGTTTAAAAATCCATGCCAAACACGTTGGCCACCTAAAGGAGAAATTTATTGACGAACGGGACAAAGAGACAGAATGAGATATTCTATGCAGTCAAAGGTCACTTAATACCATTAACATACACATCTAATGATATAGAAAGTATGTACAATAGTTATTTTAAAAGATTATGGAATAACCATGAGAGGCTAGTTAATTGCCAATTAGACTTTGAAGACCTATGGAAGTGTAACATAAAAGATACACTTTAGCGTTATTTTAAAAATAATTGTAAAAAAAGCAAATTAGTTGTTTACATCTGTGTTTATATGTAGTATAAGAGTTATAGAAACAATAACTAAGGAACTACATTATGAAATATTCAGTTTACCAAATCACTCTTTCAAAATCAGATATCGCTGCTGTGAATGCAGAGCAACCTAATTCAGCATATAAAGCTAAAAGAGATATGCAGTTTGACTTCGATGGCACAGGCATTGCTAATATAGCAGATGATGCTTGGACTGATGGTCATTATGGCAAAGTTTGTATGATCGAAGCTAATGATTTGGATCAAGTATTCCATATCGGTAATGTTGGCCCTGAGTCAGCTATCGACCGTGGTCCTCACAACACTCCTATGGCTTCTATCTCAATCGGTGACATCATCGAAGATGATACAGGTACAAGATTTGTTGTTTCTAACTTTGGTTTTAAGGAGGTAGCGTAATATGCAAATTAAAGGTGCAATGACTGTTTTAAATAAACAGTGTATATTTCTTGGTCTGGAATTTGATCAACTTATTGCTTTCATTCAACGTGCCCCTTTGGCACAAACTGATTTAACTATCAGAGCTTATAAAGTTTGGAGAATGAATAATGGCAGATCGTGAATACTTTGAATATGAAGGTACTATATATGATGTTACCTTTAATGAATCAGAAACGGTCCGTCATGGCGGACCTTTCGACCGTGGTTCAGCAGATAACTATTATCGCCGTTCGTCTCGTCCTCATTTCTTTATTGGCGATACTCATAATTCAGAAGTTGTCGAGCTGGAGAATATGACTGAAGATCAGATAAAAGAATATAATGCTGGTTGGGAATATAATGAAAATGTTAACAGAGATTGGAAGTGTTGGTAATGATATTACTTGATTATAATGCAATTGCTATTGGCAATTTTGTGGTACAGAAAGTAGCAGTTGATGAGAATATGATCCGTCATATGATCCTTAACTCTATTCGTATGTATCGCCAGAAGTTTTCTAAAGAATATGGCGAGATGGTTATTGTTGCCGATGGTATGAACAACTGGCGTAAGGATGTGTTTCCTAATTACAAGGTAAAGCGCAAGAAGAACCGAGAGGAATCGTCCATTGACTGGACTGAAGCCTTCCGTATTATTGGTATGATCAGAGATGAGATCAGAGATAACTTTCCTTATAAGGTAGTACATCAAGATGGTTGCGAAGCAGACGATTCTATTGCTCACATTGCTATGTCGACACAAGAGTTTGGTCGCTATGAACCAGTAATGATTATATCTGCAGATGGTGACTTTAAACAGTTACAAGTTCATAAGAACATTCGGCAGTTCTCGCCTATGACTAAGAAATTTGTTGTAGAAAAGAACCCTAAATTAGAGTTAGCCAATAAGATCCTTAAAGGCGACTCAGGTGATGGCGTTCCTAATGTTATGTCTGATGATAATGTTTTTTTAGAGAGCAGGAGACAGAGTATCTTATCTGCCAAGAAAAGAGAAGCACTCCTTGACGATCCTAGGGCGCTTGGCGAAGAGGTTTATCGCAACTATCTGCGTAATAAGAAACTTATTGACTTGTCAGAGACACCAGCTCCTGTAGTTAATAATATTATAAATACCTATGATAGCCAAGATCCTTTATCTAATAAAGGTAAGGTTCTTAACTATCTTATTCAGAAACGATGTAAATTACTAATTGAAAGTGTAGGAGAATTTATTTTATGAAACTTGTATATGAGGTTCTTGAAGAGTATAACAAGGCCCGAACAAAAGCAGACCGTGTAAGGATCTTGCAACAAAACGAAACTTGGGCTCTCAAGGACATTATTAGGGGCACTATGGATACTAGTGTAGAATGGAATTTGCCAGGAGGCGATCCACCTTATGTACCAAATCGCCCTGAAAGTACCCCGTCAAATCTTTTTAAAAGGCACAAAGGTTTTATTAACTTTGTTAAAGGAGGGCCAGGTGACAACCTGCCCAAAGTAAAAAGAGAAAAGCTATTCATTGGCCTTCTTGAATCGATTGACCCAAATGACGCTAAACTTGTAGTGTCTATGATTAATAAGGAGAAACCTGTAAGACAGTTAACGAGGCCCATTGTAAATGAAGCCTTCCCTGGCTTACTCCGAGATGAGTAGTAATTACATCATAACTCAACTTCAAAGGCCCACTGTTTTCAGTGTTGGCCTTTTTTGCATTAAGGAAACTAAAAATATGATTTCAGCACAAATTGAACGTCTAAGAAAAGATTCGAGAGAACTAGGCTCATATATTAAGAAACTTGAAAAGAAAGGCAGAAGTGATCTCATTCATAAGGTCTCTAAGAAACAACAGTTTATTGACCAACATATCGAAGACGTCCTTACAGTGGTAGACAATCGGCGTGCAAATTAATTAAATTAGGGGGTTTACATCTCCACCAAGGTATGGTATAATAAATAAACTAATTTTGGTGGAGATGGTATATCATGAATATTTTTATCCTAGACAAAGACCCAGTGGTCTCAGCACAGCTACAGTGCGACAAACATGTAGTCAAAATGATTGTAGAGTCAGCTCAAATGCTATCTACAGCACACAGAATGCTAGATGGTTATATGGAAACACGCCCATCTAAATCTGGTAAACGCATGGTTAAATACTATGTACATAAAGATCCATACCTAGAAGAAAATCTATACAAGGCAGTTCATCACTACCATCCTTGTACTGTATGGACTTGCGAAACTAATTCTAATTACAATTGGCACTATAAACACTTTGTTGCTTTGTGTGACGAATATACTTATAGATATGGTAAAGTACATGCCACAGATACTAAGTTGCGTACCTTACTTAAACGACCACCTGTAATGACTAACTACAGTAATGATAGAACACCATTCAGACTTGCAATGGCAGACTATCCAGAATGTATTGCCCTTGGTGATCCAATACAAGCATATCAAGCTTTCTATCAAACTAAACAAGACCGTTTTACAATGGCTTGGACTAAACGTGACATACCGGAGTGGTTTAATGTTTGCGCAGCTTGAGTATGAAGTTGTTGAAGAATTAAAATTTGGTGACCCTAAGACACCAGGGACTTGGCTTCGATTAGAAGTAAGTGAGAGAGGTAATCACGTTATAAGACTTTGGTCCGGCGCTGGTAGAGATAGGCAATGGAAAGTCATGTATAGATACAATGTTGAAGATAATTGGAACTCATGGAAGAAACTATTTAATGCCAAGCTACACCCTAAAAAATCAAAAGGACGAAAGTCACGATGTGATAATGTCGTGGACGGAACTCCAAAGTCACCTAGAAAAAAATCCAAACCTAAGGCTAGTGCCAAGCACACCACTGCTAGTAAGACAACAGGGAAGCACACTAGGAAAAACAAGTGATGGATATAAAGACTTATTAAAGAATATGAAAGCACATGCTGGTGAGAACTCGAGTATCAAAACATGAGTAGAAAAACCACAAAGAGTATGTTGCTCCGTATCGATGATATGTCTGAATTTAAACCTATTACAGAAAATCAAAAGATTGCTGTAGAGGCATGGGACGAGGGTGATAATCTTATCTTGTCTGGTTCAGCTGGTACTGGTAAGACATTCTTGGCTATCTCACTTGGTCTTGAAGATGTATTAGATAAAGAGACAGAGTATGAGAAACTTACTATCGTAAGATCAATCGTACCTACACGTGATATTGGATTTCTACCTGGCAACGAGGAAGAAAAGAAAGATGCTTATACAGCACCGTATCGTGGTATTCTTACAGAAATCTTCCAAGATAAACTAGCATGGCAGAAATTAACTGTAGCTAATGCAATAGACTTTGAATCGACATCTTTTATAAGAGGTGTGACGTTTAGAGATACTGTCATTATTGTAGATGAAATGCAGAACCTAACTTTCCATGAATTGGATTCTGTAATCACAAGAATTGGTGAAAACTGTAAGATTATATTCTGCGGTGACTTCCATCAATCAGACTTCCGCTTTGAAGATGAGCGTGACGGTCTGCCTAAATTTATTAATCTAATTGAACAACTAAAAGATTTCAGTACGATTAACTTTGACTGGAAAGATATAGTTAGGTCAGGTATTGTTAGAGATTATATCATGACCAAGGAGATGCAAGGGAACTTCTAATTATTATGAAAACATTTATTCACGAAAAGGTTGACTTAGGATATGATGATCTTAAAGCAATTACCCTACCGAGTGGTAGAACATATATCGACCCAGAAGGTAACCGATATCCTAGTATCACCACTGTACTCTCAGTACTTAGTAGAGACTCAATACAAAAGTGGCGAGAAAGAGTAGGTTCAGTTGAAGCTAATAAAATATCACACCGTGCTTCCACAAGAGGCACGGCAGTTCATGATATTGTTGAGAAGTATCTTGATAATGAAGTTGATCTAACTAAATATACATTTGATGTAATACAAAGTTGGAAGAACTTGCAGCCTATTCTTGACGAACGCCTTAGTGTAATCTATGAACAAGAATGCCCTCTGTACTCTAAATATCTTGGAGTTGCTGGTAGAGTTGACTGTGTTGGTGTGTTTGATGGAGTGCCTAGTATTATTGATTTTAAAACATCACGTAAATTAAAAAAACGTGAATGGGTAACAAACTACTTTCAACAGGAAGCCGCATATGCTATAATGTGGGAAGAACGCACTGGTATGCCTATTACAAATCTTGTGACTATTATGGATGTTGATAATGAACAGCCCGTAGTATTTAAAGAACATAGAGATGAATGGGCACCAAAACTATTAGAAACTATTGAACTATATCATGCAGAAGAAAGAAAAAAACCTTTATGAACATCTTCACTACACTCAATCTAAGAACTGAGTTCGAATCAATTGTTTCCTTTGGTAAGAAATTTGATTTACCTAATCACAATAGTGATATAAATAGCCTTGTATTCTTTGTAGATGAAGGATATAAGAAAAACAGATTCCGCAAACATTATGATCGTGCATTTGAAATAGCGGAGAGTATATTGAAAGAACACGATGGGCAAGACACTAGAAAAAGGCTCGATATTTGAAGCTGCAGACAAAGACGGTGATGGAGTAGTCACTGACGCAGAGTTTGCACAACACGAGAGAATGATTCGCCTAGAAAATGAAGATAAGAAAGAAGACGCTCAAAGAGCCATGACTTGGTTTGCATTAATGGGTATGTTATTATATCCGTTTGCTGTTATGGGTGCAATTGCTCTCGGAGGTATGGAAGCTGCAAAGGTACTAGGTACTATGTCTGCTACATACTTTGTATCCGTTGCTGGTATTGTTGGCGTATTCTTTGGTTCACAAGCATACTCAAAAGGTAAAAGCGACACTCCTAAAAAATAGGTTATATAATGAAAAAAATGATATATCAAGTCTACACTGGCAAGTCCTCTAGGCTATATGATTGGTGTACTGATAGTGTAGAAGCATATGCAAAAAGAATTGGTGCTGACTATATACAGCTTAACGTACCTGTTCTTAAAATTAAACCAGATCCATTTGTTACTAATAGAAGTAAAGAGTCGTACGAGAAGTATGGTGGCTTTTTACCTATCTATGAGAAAGAGAATGCATTTAAATACTTTGATAGATATGATCAGATTGCTATTATTGATGCAGACATCTATATCAGAGACACAGCTCCCGACATTTTTAAAGAACTAAAACCAGAAACAGATTTTGCTGGTGTATATGAACGTGAGATGCCAGTCACGCCACAGTATGGTGCTAAGATCCGTAACTACTCTCACATGCAATATGGTAAGTTTGAGAAGCACTTTGACTTTAATCATGCATATGGTGCTCCGTTTATGAATATGGGTATGATGGTTATGAATAATTCCTTTAGTAAATATCTTGGTGGATTATCACCAAAAGACTGGCTTATGCAACCTGTCTTTAAAGATTTTATTGATGGCTTAGGAGCATGGAAATGGTCAACAGATCAGACATTACTTAATTGTTTTATACGAT